TTGATTTGTAATAACCCCTTCGTCACTATTTGTTCTCGTTGGAACACGCGGAAATTCAAAAGAAGCAGTAATATCAGATACTGACGATGATCCCACATAGATAAAATGCCCAGATTCTGGAGAAACCTGATCTGGGATGCTCCCACTACCAATAACATAAGCTTCGTCGAAAGCAGCGGCGCCGGGATCGGTTTCGCCTAGTGGCAGGACATCTCCTAGTGGCAGGACATCTGCTGCACCACTGATCACGGTAAAACCCTTCCAGCGCGCTGGACCATATATCCCGAAAGGCAACAACTTTGCGTCAGCGCCGTTTCCAACTTGGGGATCTAATTCGATACGAACATACCGTGATTTGTTTACATAATCACCATAACTAATATATCTCTTACTATCAGAGTCCCACTCTGTCCATGAGTCTCCAATTTTACGAGAAATAAAGTTAGGGGAATTAGGATTCAAATCCACGTCGCTATAAGTCTCTACAGGTTTCGGGTTATTGTCACTATCGCCTAGTTGCCGAATCTGTAAAGTGAAATATCCATAAGGACTCGCCTCGTTATTAGACGGCGTGATACTTGTAATAGAAATCTTAAGATTATCCTGAGACCACTCGCCGCCGCCAAGACCAATAAACCTAAAAAGTTTTGGCATATCAGTCGCAACATAGGCACTTGAAGTACCTAAGTCCTGACCAAAGAACCATCCAGTGCTAGCGTCCGACAATGGCATTCGCTGCTGATGCTGCTCAACGCTGCCGGAATCTAGACCCAAGATAACCGCGTATCCGGGTGGGTTGGCGTCTGACCCGTCATATAAGTCGGTAACGCTTCTTTCAAAAGATTCACCAAGAAAGTAAGTCTTGGCGCCAGAAGCATTCACATTGGTATCGCTATTCATTAGAGTAGGATTAGTATTGAAAACATTTCTAATAAAGAGTTTGCTGTTCTCATCAAAGTTAAAAGATATCTTGTCGGTCACTGCGCCGGTGGTACCCTTGATAACGGCAGTAAACTGACTCTTGCCAGTAGATTTGAAAACGCCGGCCGTACCTTCGCCAGTAGTTACGCCGTCTGCCAAGGTACCAGAAAGAGAAACCGCGCCAGTTCGTGCATAAAATATCGCTGCCAAGGAACCAGTTCCAAGATTGCCAGTTGTAGGATTCGATGCAGATGGAATCAAAAATAAACCAAATGCACCGCCAGCCATAGACGAGGGGGAACCTGCTGCCATAGAGGTGTCATTCGCTTCCCACCCTGCTCTGCCCGGATTTGACGCTTCATCGTCTTGAACTCCCGCTAACCTGACGAATACTAGAGGACTTTGATTCCGCAAATAAGCTTGAGCAGCATAAGTTGCATAAGAAGGGGCAGAAACGTTTGGTCCGGATCTCCACACGTCAGAGGATCCGCCACCAAATATGGGGTCTCCAAAGGTTTCAACAAAGTCAGAAAAAGAATCTACCTGAATTGGTCGCATCGCAGGTCCTTTCAGTGACCTCCCGATAACAACTGGACCAACACCACGCGGAAGCGCGGGCAACTGAGAGTTATCTACCTCCGCAACGAAGACTCCGGGGGATACAAACTTAAATTTATTGACTGACATAGTGCGTTGCTCTCCTTCTCAGAAATTTGAACATAAAATTCTTTTTACCTATAACGGTTTTATCTTCTTGTAAATAGTTTTAAAAATTAGCAAATGCTGTTTATTCTCTCACGAAAATTAGATATCAATATACTTACCGTTCTCCCACGGAGGGGTATCCCCAAGAATAACACGCTCGCGAGGAAGTTTTATCTTTACTGCGTTTTCTCTTTCTACAATCTGAGGCGTTTTTTGATTAGGTCCGCTGCCGATAAGATATCCAAGAACTTTGATGTCAATAGAGGTTTGATACATGCGCTCTTCTTCCCCCATATCTGCCACACTGTCTTCTTGAGTATATGAAGTTTGCAAAAACCCTTCATATCTGTGTCCTCTCTCTCTTATTATAAAAGCGTTAATACCTCCAGTAGAAACCATAAAAGGTTGCGATAACTCATTTATTTGTTGTTGGTATTCCGCTCTCAACATAACCTTGTACATTACCGTTACATAAACTGGGATTGGAATGGAACGATAAGTATAAACTATCTTATTGTTTATAGGTTTAACTTTAAAATTCAACTGACCATACTCTTTTTTGGCATCTGCATTTTGAAAATTCTTTGTTTTCACTTGGTTTATCACCCTGTCAAAACTTACCGAACCCGCCTTATAATCATTCCTTGGAAACACATTTGCCTGCAAGGATCCCTTAAAAGTCAAATCTTTCTCAACAGAAACTCTCTCCACGGTGATAAGAGGCAGAATGAGCGCGCCTTCTTTATCCCTCAAATCCTTGCTCCTCTTCGCCTGGAACGCGCGCTCCGCGGATGTCCAGATAACAGGCACCTTCTCCCACCCTCTATTAGAATTGGCAGAAATATTCAATTTCTCATTAACCCAGTTAAACATCGCAAAATCAATGTTTTCTAAGTTAGACGGTTGCAAGTTAATGATAGTCTCTTTGTCTGCTTTGATATCTAATTTCTGTGTTGTCATGTTATGATGCTCTCCTAGGGTGTGCTATAGAATGGACTCGCGTACCAAACACAGTTTTCATTGAAATACCACTTATTAGAAATAATAAAAGGTCCAACTGGCGAAGGTCCGGCGTCTGTTAAATAGAATTGATATCCATTATACTTGCAGGAGTCCGAAACAAACTCCTCTAAAGTTCTATAATCTAGTGAATTTACATCTGCTGCTGACATCTTCGGAACACAAATCTTACAATCATCGGGAATGGTTAGCACGCATACATTTTCTACGCGTTCCTGAGCCAACTTGTATTTAGTAATAGAAACTTTCGGAAGAGGTGCCTCCTCGAAGACGCCATCGCGCGCTCGTATACAGGTAGCAGAAATTTCCATCTTATGCTCTACCTGACCAAACAATTCTTTTGGTTCATTTAAGGTGACAATCTCATAAAATAATCTACCATATAATACGAAGTCTCCTTCCTGGACCTGTAAATCCTGATCTTCGGTGAGGCGCCGTTTGTGGAAATGAATCGTTATCTTTGAACGACGATCAATACCATAGTTTGTAGTTGTAGTTTCTTGCCCTTCCCAGTTAATGAGCGCATTGACCTTGACCGGGGACAAAAAACTCTTATGTATTGCTTCTCCATAAAGAGAATGATAGTTGGTATGCTCCAGACTAACAGGATAATATAAAATAGTCTGTCCAATTACCCTCTCAATCAACTCATCGTTGATCTGCTTTACAAAATCTCTTTCTTTTCCCCCCATGAACATAGGAGGAGGCGGGTTTGTTGGTTGAGTCCAAGTAACACTTTCATCTGACATTTACTTGTCCTCCTATCCAGGATAAATAGCGAGAGGTATTTTAGCTAGCAAAGTTTCAGTATTAGTCGCAATAGTCGAATCCTTCTCAGAAAGTTTAGCATAGGTCAATTCATCCAAAACTGTCTTCAACTCGTCTCTTAGAGCAGTCTGCTCTTCTTTGGCGCTGGACAACAAAGCGGGACCATCAAGAGTCACCGACTCACCTGGTATTGGAATAGTCGCAAACTTGCTTCGGATTATACCTAGCATTTCTTTACAAACTGAAAGAGCAAACCTTCTAATCCACTGCTTCCCTATGGAGTTGATATTGGTATAGGGGATGTTTGCAAACGGCGCCGTATTCATATTGTTGATGCCAGTGGCGCCCGTGTCCATTCCATCCTTGTCTATGAGAGGATCTTCCTCGGTAACAAACTCAAACCACAGGGTAGTCATGTCGACACCCGAGGGCGTAGGAAAAAGTCTCAGATTATTATCTCTTATGTCGAAAGAATAGTGTGAAATTCTAGTATACATTGCGTCTTCATAGGCCATTGCTTGAAGTTTGTTCTGCCACACGGGAACTACTTGCCAAGTACTGTCGTCTGCGTACTGACCATAAGTAGACAAGTTTCCTACCGCATTGATTCCGCCATAATAACCATAAAATCTCCACATCACACGAGGCGACTTATACCACACCTTAGTAATTGTGATCTTTCTATTCTTATCAAAAGTAAAAGCAGGATCTGTGCTGGACGATACAGCCGCTTGTAAATCATAATTTTGCTGGTCTTTTACTACCGACAAGGAGGCAGTATAGAACCTTGTGTCTCCGCCCACCCCTGCTTTTTCCGACAATCCCATGCCAACTCGTTTTTCATAGGAGAAATTAAATTTTGGATATCGTAATTCGGCGCCAGTTCCACTTAAATTGGTCTTTAAGGTGCCTGCTTGCATTTCTCCATGACTATCGAAAGTTCCGGTTGGGTTTCCCAACATATCCGAAAGAGAATTCTTTGATTGATGAATATTAACAATATAGGAGTATTCTAAAACCGCCTCTTCATAGGCATTGTAGACTTGATTCGCAGTTATTTCTATATCTAAAACGTCACCACCTAGTTTGTGATAAACGTAAGGCACTTGCTCCACAGCACCAGAAATAAAATCTGCGCCCGTATAGACCCCAAGTGCCAGCGAACCAGTTACGTCCGCCTTGGTGCCAGTAAGCGGTAAGACTACTAAACTTGAATTCGAACTAGGCGATAGAGTGGGAACTGACACATTGTTTCCTCCATATAATTATCGTACAAAGTAATTAGTATTTCAAAAAAAGAAAGAGCCTTCATATACTATATGAAGACTCTTTTCTCTTTTAGTTATTTATTAGATTCGCAGGTCTACCCAAGCAAATTTTCAACAACAACCAAACCGTACATATCGGGACGCACCATCTTCTTGGCATATCGCGTCATGACACCCTTACGGGGCACGAAGTCTTCAATACCAAAGATAGTGGGAGTCACTTGGAGTGGCACATACGGAGCATACACATATCCACTTTCGAGGAATGATCCGCCCTTACGACCAACCAAGATAAGATTTCGTGGGAAATAAGGATCTACAAAGACATCCCATTTCTTAGAAATATTACCAACATTGACAGCACCAGCATTGCCCTTATCATCGTCATGAGTCACACGAGCCTTGAACCCGGAAGTAAACTCAAGAATGTTAGAAACTTCAGGACCACAAACTAAGAAGTTTGCTCCGCCGCGAAGCGTCTTACGATGGATCTGAGCAGACACATCATTGACCGTCTCCAAGAGGGTTTCATACCACTCAGAAACATTGCCAGTAAAGTCTCCACCAAGAAGCAACTCATTTGCTTGAGTACTAATAGCTTCGCCCGTATCCCGAGTCAAGAACCGACCAGGTCGGCGACTCCAGTAATAAGTACCTGCTTTAGCACCCTTCACCAAATCTTCCAAGATCTCCTGGTCAATTTCGAGAGCAATCTGTTCAGACAAAATACTAGTCAACTCGACTTCAGCATCGAGATTGTGATAAGCATTTAAGTCTTGTCCCAATTCAGGGGTCCATTTTGCCTTCAGTTTCTTGGTGTTTGCCGTCACAGCAACGCTGTCCACCTTGATGTCGATTTCTGGGATGTTTGGATTATTCTCCAATCCCCATCGATCAATACCTTCGATAGAACCAATAGCGCCGCCAGTCTGGAAGTTATCAGTCTCAACATACGTAACCGAAGAAACGCCGATGAGACCTGCTTGGAGAAGATTGGTGCTCGCTTGACCCGCAATAGATCCAGTTGCAACATTCACCACCAAGATAAGATCCGCAGAAGTCCCACTTACCTGCGTTAACCGACGTGCTTGTCGACCATCAGCAAGTCCTGCCAAAGTAACAGTTACTAGATCTTCACGATTCAACTGAGTTAACCCAGCCGTCGCGTCGATGCTGGCAACAGCAACATTTGTACCAGACGGAATATCTGGATCGAATCGACAAATCTTCGCCACATCCAAGTCAGCAGCAGTTAACCCGCCGATGGTACCTGAAGTAACAGCCACAGGAGTGGGAGTACCAGATCCTGTCGGAGATGCATACCCGTTGTTCAAGTTATAGAACGACTTCTCAGCATCAGCACCTGTCAAAGAAATGCCGCCGGTGATTTGAGAAGCAACTGCTCCACCACCGTATAGCGAATCTCCTACAGACTGACCCAATCGATCACCTGTGTTGTTATCCGTTCCGCCGAAAGTGAAATCCAAGAAGAAGATGAGACCGCTAGGCAGACTCATCGGTTGGACCGACACCAAATCGTTGGCGATTAAACCAGCGAAAACACGACGAACAATCGGAAACGCTACAGCAGCAAAACCCTCAACGTCTCCGCCGGTGGCACCTGCCATAGATGATGCTTCTCGAAGAAGCTCCTTTGCTTGGTTCTCAAGAAGAACTGACATAACATTACGCTTATGATCGCTCTCCAATCCCTCCAAGAGACCGGTCTTTTCCCACTTGTCAACAAGTGCATGACCTTCCCTGCTGAGGTCTCGATCAACGATACCCTCAGTTAATTTTTCTAAAATAGACATTTTGTTTTTTCCTCCTTAAATGATTTTAAATGCCGGCAAGTTTCTTCATACGTTCCATATGAGGATCTTGCGTTTTCTTTTTTTGCTTTTGTCTCAACATTGTAGTGCTGCCTCTGGTGATCGCTTCGCTCAGTGATTGCGAATCATTTCTTGAACCAAGAGATGACCCCACTGCGCTTTGAAGTGTCTCATAGACAGACTTCGCTGCATCAACTGAATCGGCATTATTAATAGATTCGACAATACGTTGTTTTTGTCGCTCATTCAAGGAGGCGCTACTAAGAACCTGATTCGTGTAAATTAGTTTGGCGTTAGAAAGATTTACTTCTTCTAACTTGCCAGAAATCTTTTTCAAAAGATCTTTGAGACCTTTATTTTCTTTTATAATATGTTGTTGTTGTTCCTTGAGAATCTTATTCTCGTTAAGAACTTTTGAATTCGTTTTGGTCAGAACTTTATTTTCTTGAAGTGCGGCAGATTGCTCCTCTAGACCATAGCGCGCTTTCTTTTGGTGGAGATACTTCTCTCGCTCTTTCTCTTTCGCAGTTTTGTTTTGCATGTGAGGTCTGTCTATGTTCATTCCACCGATATCGGCTTTGGCGCCAAGATCTTGAGAGGTTTTCTTCGATGCCGCGGCAGTCTCCTTGTCCATTTCGGCGCGCCTGGCGGGCATCCGCGGATTAGGGGTGACTCTCTTCGCTTTCTTGGAATCAGCGGGACGAAGTTCGGCATGAACATTGTCACCCGTCGCGACAATCTCCTCTAACTCTTCTTCTAGATCTTCTTCTAGATCTTCTTCTAGATCTTCTTCTTCAAGTAACCCGTCCAATTCTAGCATAATTTCTTCCTCTATTCCTTCCTGAAGAGCAAGATCTTCTTCCTCTTCTCCAGGC